TGCCAAAGCCTATGAAGAATGCAACTGCAAAATCCTTGAAGTAACAATGTCAATTGTTGGGGAGGTAGACAATGCCTGATGTGAGAGAAAAGCTGGTGGAGCTGCTGAAAAAATTCGTCCCAACGATTTGGGCTGAGGATTGCGATGAAAATAGACATCCCATGTGCGATGATATTCATTGCTCTGAGTGCATTGCGGAGAGGCTGATCGCCAATGGCGTGACCATCCAGCGGTGGATTCCGGTGACGGAGAGGTTACCGGAGGATGATATCCCCAGTGCGAGATATCTATGTTATGCAAATGGTTATGTGCGGATACTAAAGTATTGGCGTATGTACAAATCTTTTGAATATGGCGGCAAACCAATCAAAGTAACCCACTGGATGCCTTTGCCGGAAGCAACGAAGGGGGAATGATTATGATTTATGCTCATGTACCAAAACAGAGACCGAGGACCAACGCAGACCGAATCCGTGGCATGAGTGATGAAGGACTGGCTGAAGTTATTGCAGATAATGTCCTTACCGGTGCTTGTAATGATTTCTCTGGCATACCGGGGAAAATTCCATGTCCAGGAAACTGCGAGGAATGTATCATGGATTGGCTCCAACTGCCGGCGGAGGAGGATAGATATGGCTAACCCGAAGGTGGCTATGCGGGCGGAGATGGAGGAGAAGTACCGCCGGAAGTATGAGGAAAAGCTGAAGGAGATGGAAAAGCAGTTTCAGATCCTGCTGGCGAAGGAGAAGGCGGACTTCCTCTTCAAGCTGGATATGGTGCTGCAGGTGAGCTCCGACGGAGCGCTGATGGCCGCGGACGATGTATTTGAAATCACGGAGGATCAGGCGAAGGATTTCCATGATGCCCACGTGGAGTACGTCAATAAGATGGCGCACATGGCTGTTGTGGAGGACAAGGATGATCCGCAGATGTGGTGGACGAAGGATACCATCGATAACCGGCTGCGGAAGATCGTGGGCGAAAAGAATTTCGTGCCCTGGGATGAACGGATGACCAGAAAGGAGGTCAAGGATGGACGATAGCTGGAGGGTTGCTTACGGGCAGGTGAAGATGGAGCTGGAGGAATACAAAGGCACCATCGTGCCGGCGATGATGGACCGGATCAAGGAGCTGGAAGAGCAGGAGGCGGCTGGGCTGCGGATTCGGGAACGGACGTACATGAATGCCTTTATCCGGTATGGAGAGACGAACCAGGCGGTGGTGGCTATGGAGGAACTGAGCGAGGCGCAGAAGGAAATCGCAAAGTTTATCCGGGGCATCGGCAACGCCGGGAATCTGGCTGAGGAGGTGGCGGACGCTCTTATCTGCCTGGAGCAGGTGATGATGATTTACGGCATCCGGGATATGGTTCAGATCCAGATGGACCGGAAGATCATGAAGCTGGAGGATAAGCTCAGGAGGGAGGCGCTGGCTTCCGGATCAAAGAACCAACCGGGGGATTGCCACGGGGATACGCCCCTCGCAATGACCAGAAAGGGAGAAACTGTATGAGAGATTATGAGCCGGATAATCTGGAGATGGATACCAAAAGGGCGCTGGATCTGGGCTACGGTGTGCAGTATGGCCGGTTTAAGGCGGACTATCCTCACACGATGGATGAGCCCATCATCCGGGAGGAGGACATGGGTAACTGCCAATGGTGCGGGGAGCCCTTCTACAAGCGGCGGAAGGACCTGAAATTCTGCTGCGATGCCTGCCGGCTGAAATACCGTCACGCAAATAAGAAGAACGGAGACACCAGGAATCAGAAGCGTGTGCGGATTAAAAACTGTCTGATCTGTGGGGCTCCGGTGCGGGGTAAGATGATGCATTACTTCTCCATCGAATGCTCCACGGAGGCGAACCGGCGCAGGAGCCGGAAGGCTGCCAGGGAGAAGGACAGGCGGGAGGAATGAATGAGAGGGGGCTTCGGCCTCCTCTTTTTTGCTGTGCGATGGACCGGGGGATTGCCACGGGGCTTTGCCCCTCGCAATGACCGGAACTGGATGCCCATGTGCGGGGATAGAGAAACGGAGGTTCGGTTTGATAGGATATAGAAAAAAGGAGGGAGGGAAAGGTGGCAGCTTGTGACTGGTTGACGCTGAAAACTGAATATATTACCACGGATATCAGCTATCGCAAGCTGGCGAACAAGTACCACGTACCGTATAGCGAAATATCCAGAATCGGTAAAGCTGAGGACTGGGTCGGTCTGCGCGATCAATACCGGGCTGAACTGGAGTCAAAAACAATCGAAAAAATCATGAAAGCCGAAGCTACAAGGGCATCCAAAATCTACTCTGTGGCAGATAAGCTGTTGATGAAGATCGAGAAGATGGTGGATCAGGATGAGCCGCTGAGTGATCGGTCTATTCGTGCGCTTACGGCGGCTGTAAGGGACCTGAAGGAGATCCAGGGCGTGCGCAGCAGGATGGATCAGCAGGAGCAGGAGGCCAGGATCGAGGCGCTGCGGCGGCAGAATAACAAGGAAACCACCGGCAAGGAGCCGATCACCATTGAGATCGGTGAGGGGCTGGATAATTATTGCAAATAAAGGAGGAATATAATATGGTTCAGGAAATGTTTTTGAGAAAGATCCCGGAGGATATGCAGCCCTGGGAGTGCAATGTGAATGGGGTGAAGTACGTCTATCCCGCGGGTACCGAGCAGAATGTGCCGGCGGAGGTGGCGGCGCTGATCGATGCCTACCGGGAGAATCAGGAGGTAGACTACCCCGAAACCGGCATCAGCTTCAACGATCTACAAGACAAGCCCTTCTATGAGACCACCGAGGTTCTGTTCGACCAGACTGTGGAATTTAATGATTACAATAGCGCACAGATTCCGAAGCTTCTCCCGTTTGCGGTTGGCGATTCCGTCAGGGTTACTTGGAACGGTGTGGAGTATGAATGTACTGCTTTTGATGCTTCGGCAGCGACGGGTCAAACTGGAATTGTTGCCGTTGGTAACGCTTTAGCCATTGGGGGTGCGGATTCTGGCGAACCGTTTGCTGTTGCTACTATGCCATTACAAGCAATCACGGTGATTGGTTCCATCAATAATTCTTCAACGACCGCAACCGTCAAAATCGAACACATGGTTGTAAAAACCATTGACCCAAAGTTTATCCCAGAAGGTGTCGGTGGTGGCGAGGTCATCGTGCAGGATTCTGCTGCTGCATCCGGTGTTGCTGTGGCATCTTCTAATCCAATCGCAACCATGAACGCGTTGGAGATTGCGGAAGCTGTTCTTGCGGGTAAGAATGTGTATTTTGTTTTTGACGATAATTCACTTCTCCCGTTTACTTACGGATACAGATTCGCTGAAGCATTGAGCGGCGCAATGACCGCCTCGCAATTGCCAGAGCCGTATGCGTTGTTTAGCTCGTTGACTGGATACGGTATGTATTACGCTGTAAAGGTTTATCCGAATGGAGAATATGAAGTCATTAGAAAATCGATCTTTGCGGAAATGTAACTATACTCTATATGCCCTGATCCGGGGCGAATAATGGCCTATTGGGCGAGAGGATGTGGAGGATGCCAAGGCTGATCATTGACGCGCCAAGCAAGAAGCAGGAGCTTTTCTTACTGGCGGATAGCAAGCACGTGGGGTTCGGCGGCGCCCGAGGAGGCGGCAAGAGCTGGGTGGTTCGGCTGAAGGCCAAGCTGCTGGCGCTGCGGTTTTCGGGAATCAAGGAGCTGATCGTAAGAAAAACCTACCCGGAGCTGATCGCAAACCATATAAACACCTTACGGGAAGAGCTGCACGGCATCGCCAAATACAACAAGCAGGAAAAATGCTTCTTCTTCCCCAACGGCAGTACCATAAAATTCGGCTACTGCGCGGCGGACAGTGACCTGGATCAATACCAGGGCGCCGAATATGACGTGATATTCCTGGACGAGGCCACAAACCTGCGGGAGGAATGGATCAAAAAGATCACGGCGTGCGTTCGTGGCGTCAACGACTTTCCAAAGCGGATATATTACACGTTCAACCCCGGTGGTGTGGGCCATGGGTACATGAAAAGGCTGTTCATCGACAGGCGGTATGAGGATGGGGAAGACCCTGACGATTACGTCTTTATCCAGAGCCTGGTGACGGACAACAAGGTGCTTATGGCACGCCAGCCGGACTACATCAAGCAGCTAATGGCGCTGCCGCCAAAGCTGCGGGAGGCATGGCTCTACGGGCGCTGGGACATCTACGAGGGACAGTTCTTCGAGGACTTCCGGACAGAGCCCGACGCACAGAAATGCCATGAGGCGGGCATCAGCGTGGAGGAGGCCAGGGAGAGAGGTCTGTGGACACACGTGATCGCTCCCCTGGACCTGAACGCGGGCAACAGGAGAGGCTGGCAGATTTACAGAAGCTACGACTTCGGATATGCCAAGCCTTTCTCCTGCGCCTGGTGGGCCATTGACTACGACGGGACGCTATACCGGATCCTGGAGCTGTACGGCTGCACCGGCACGCCCAACGAGGGTACCAAATGGACACCGGATCAGCAGTTCGGAGAGATCGCCAGGATCGAAAGAGAGCATCCGTGGCTGAGAGGAAAGCGGATCATGGGCGTGGCTGACCCGGCTATCTGGGACGCCAGCCGGGGCGACAGCATCGCGGAAACCGCGGCCAAATACGGGCTCTACTTTGAGCCGGGTGACCATGAGCGGATCGCAGGCTGGATGCAATGCCATTACCGGCTGCAATTCGATGAGCAGGGGCGCTCCCGGTGCTACATCTTCGACAACTGCAAGGGGTTCATACGGACCATTCCGCTGATGATGTACGACGAGCACAAGGTGGAGGACCTGGACACCAGTCTGGAGGACCACATTGCCGACGAATGGCGGTATATGTGCATGGCAAGGCCCATTACGCCGATACGGCC